AACTTAGAGAGATTCAACGTATGAAGAAACAACTTGGTTTATAAGATTACGACTAAAAAAACCAGACCATTATATTGAGAGGAAACCCTATTACTATAGGGAACCCCTTTTTTATTTTTATTATTATTCGTAACAAAACGAACAAGTGGAGGTGAACAAAGTGACTACCAAGGAAACAATTGAAAAAATATTTAAAACACGAAAGATACGATTAGATGACTATTGGGATTACTACCACGATGAATTTGAAGAAGATGATAAATCATGAAATGTAAAGCATGTGGGGCCGAAACCACATTAATGAACGGGCAAGGAGAAGCTTACTGCAATAAATGCATGAAGCTAAGACGTATAAAAATGCCAAAGTGCTATAGCACAGCAATGAATAAATACATCTAGAAGGATGGTAAAACGAATAGTCTAGAATTAAATACCATGCTATTAATAGCATTAGTTGGATTAAATATATTTAACACATACAAATGTCATTACGCAAAAAGGCATTAAATATTATATATTTTTTTTTTTATTTTCATAAAGAAAAATCAGTCATTATCTGATATTTCTATATGTTCGAACATATATATAAACGTTTCTCTGAAACGATCGATAGGAGAGGATCAATAATGGAATTTGATAAAGTAAAAATCAAAGATTATGCTACAACACTTCTTCTAATGGCAGGAGCAGCCGTTATAGCATATCAACCACAAGTAATGCAATATGTACCATCAGAGTACAGCCTATTAGTACTAATAGGATTAGGAATAGTCAGTCAAATAACAGCTGACCAAAGGGCAAAAATAAAAATAACAGAAGGACTACAAGCAGTCGACCAAGTACAAGCAAAAGCAGATGAATATAAAGTAAAATATGAAGAAGCTATGGCAAAAGTGGACGAAGTCCAATTAGAAATAGCAAAAGTAGCTGCATTAAAAGAATTAGATGCAGCCTAATATAAATTCAACTTAGAGGGGCATAGCCATGTATCAAACTGAAGAAATTGTAAGAGAACTAAATCAGTTCAAGATGGATGCCCTTCTACGTCTTAATACACTTGAAATGAAAGTCGCAGAACTAGATAATGAAGACCAAGAAATTAAAAAAGACATAGAAGAGCTCAAACAAGCTGTTATAAAAGAAACAGACCAATTAAATGAAAAAGTTGAATTTATAAAATCTGAAATGCCAAGTGCTACAACAAACAAAATAATGTTTAGCATATTTGGAGCAACAGTCTCATTCTTATTTGCATTAGTATTGCTGTTTTTTAGATAATGGGGAGGTATAAACCATGGAAATGGGCTTATTATACAATATTTTAACCCTATATATATCAGCAGCAATCATGTACATTTTATATCATAAAACACGTGAAAATTCAATATTAATATTTGCAACAGGAACATGGTTAAATGGATTAATAACAGCCCTTTCCTGGATAGTAGGATATGGAAATATATGGGTATATAATAATGTTACACCACTATTTATACTAATATTATTTATGATGGCAGTATCCCTGCAAATAATAGGGGTAGCATCATTTATTAAACAACTATATATAGATAAAATGATACGAATTGGACTTATATTAAATATAATAACATTAATGTTTTTAACATTATCATCATTAGACGGACGGATATTTTATTTCGTTGGTACATTATCATTAATATATTGTATATATATGATTAAATGGTATAAAAATTTCCCATTATGTAGATTTAATCCATTTGAATGTTAGCAATGCACTGCACGATGCACATGTTTTACATGCACGGTGCATTATATGTAAAGGAGGTGACAGTTATGGATGTACCACCAAAGATTAAAGAGAATCCTTATAAGGATAAGATAGATGAAATGCTTACCAATGGACATATGATTAAAGAAGTCGTCGCCTTTCTTGAAGAGGTTGGACATCCAGTCAGTCGTAACTTATTGGGTAAGTATAAGAATAATTGTTTAGATGTTAATGCTGAAGCTGTTGATTTATATATTCAGAAGCAAGCGATGAAAGATGCTGCTGAGAAACAAGTATCTACATTAGAGTTTTATGATAAGCTTATTAATGCGGGTACATCTGTTAATCCTAATATGATCAACGATGATAAGGTTGTAGATCTTGCATTAAAGGCAGCTAAACAGAAAGAGGATTTCCTAAGAGAACATGGAGATAAAGAAGCAGAGATACATACTCAGTTACTTAAGGAGATTCGTGATGAATTATTACAAATGAATTTAATGGATGTAATCAGAGGGATTAGTAATGATAGAACAGCTAAAAGAAGAACTTCAGAAGAAGATAATTCTTGAGGCTCTTGCATTACAATCTCCAATTGGATTGGCATTATTAGATGAACCTGTATATGAAGTACCCAAGCATTTGGAGTTACTGAATCAGAATTTAATGGATGTTGTAAATGGAAAGATAGAACGATTAGCTGTATTCATGCCTCCAAGACATGGTAAGAGTGAACTATGTAGTAAATACTTTCCAGCATGGTATCTAGGTACACATCCAGAAGATCGTATCATACTATCCAGTTATGAAGCTGATTTCGCAGCATCATGGGGGCAGAAGGTACGTGATATATTCAAGGAATACAAAGATTTATATGGAGTGATAGTAAATGATAGAAGCGCAGCTCGTAACCGTTGGGACATTGCTGGGCATCGTGGGGGCATGGCTACCGCTGGGGTTGGTGGTCCAATCACAGGGAAGGGAGCAGAAATCCTCATCATTGATGACCCAGTCAAAAATGCAGAACAGGCCAATTCACCAACTTACAGAGAGAAGGCCAAGGATTGGTACAGAAGTACTGCATTCACAAGATTAACACCAACAGGTAAAGTTATATTAATTCAAACAAGATGGCATGAAGATGATCTAGGTGGATGGTTAATAGACGATGCACCAGATGATTGGACTGTATTAAGTTTACCAGGTATTAGTACACCTGATATACCAGATGCATTAGATCGTAGTCCAGGTGAAGCATTATGGCCTGAACTATGGACACGTGAGAAACTATTGGAACGTAAACGTGTACTCGGTGAATATTGGTTTAGTGCTATGTATCAACAAGTACCACAACCACCAGAAGGTGGGATACTTAAACGGTCATGGATACAATACTATGATCCTAAAGAAAAGAAAGGATTCTTAAGTAATTCATCCACATATACTGGATGGGATTTAGCTATATCTGAAAAAGAAACAGCTGATTATACCACCAGTTGCACTGCTAAGTATAGTCCATTAGATGGTAATGTATATATACTTGATTGGACACGTGATCATCTCACATTTCCAGAACAACAACAAGGGGTTATTAAACAGCATCAGAGATGGGAGACTGATTTAATTGGTATTGAAACAGTTGCTTATCAGGCGGCATTGCCGCAGTCATTACGTAATCATATGTTACCTATTAAAGGTATATCCAGAATTAAGGATAAGGTTACTAGGATTACAAGTGCTTTTACTGCATTTGAACAGGGTCAAGTGTTTCTTCCAATGGATCATCCTTTGATTCATGAGTTTGAGAATGAGTATGTTCATTTTCCTACGGGTACTCATGATGATTTATTGGATGCTACTGAGATAGCTATTTCATTGGCTCGTGGTGGAGCGAATCCTTATACTGATAGTGATAATTATTACCGGTTCAGTCAGCATTATCGGAAAGGCGATACTCATCGACCTAAGCATAAATTATTATGAAAACATGATTTAATCTACATTAAACGTGCGAGTGAAATTCAAATTACTTTATTTATAAATTAAAGCGTTAGTTATGCTTAGATAAAAATAACATGGTGTTATTTTTTTAAGGATTAAAATTATTATGAGTATTGTATACCCCATACCTATTCCTGAACTTTTTTTGCGCGATACTATCTGAGCAGTATGGTAGCTCCTTTTAACTTAAATCAGGATCTGATCTACACTCGCGCGGTTAATGTAGTTCAGCTGGGGGAAGCCAAATGGGGGATTATATGGATATAAAAATAATAAACAAATACTATTTAGATATAAATGGACGAACTGGAATATTAGAATTCAGTGGAACCAAAAAGGAACTAGAAAAATACATAAAAGAAGATAGAGCATTGGGGGATGGAAAGTTCCGACCAATGCGAATGTTAAATAGAATAAGAAAAGATGGATATTACTTTAACTATTTAGACTTAAAATATTAAAGAGGTGATATGATGGGCATGTTTGATACAGTAAGAATGAGAATAGCAGCAGCCTTGTCACCCCAAACCATGACAACACAACTAAGTAGACCAGGAAAGAAAGAATCAAATAGTTGGTTATCTTATCAAGAAGAATTAGGATATGAAGACTATGACAAGATGCTTAAAGATCCACAAATAAAAAGTGGTTATGAACTAATACGTTCTTTCTTATTGTCTCGAAAAGTCATTGTAACACCAGCTTCAGATGACCCACAAGATGTGGAAATAGCAGAAGCAATAGAACAACAATTCAAACATATGGACTATTCATTTAGAAAAGTTCGTAATGACATGTACAGTGCATTAATCTATGGTTACAGTGTTGGAGAAATCATATGGGGACCAGACGAGAATGAAGATTTAATTAAACTTAAACGTATACGACCAATCCCTATTGATACAATAGAAGATTGTTTTGAATATGATGATGAAGGTAATTTAGTTAATATTATACAATCAGATCCAGATGGTGGAGAAGATATATACATACCAGCCGAGAAATGTCTTATATACAGTTATGATGAAAAGTTTGGTGACCGAAGAGGTAAATCAATACTTGATGCAGTATATGACAATTGGTATATGAAACAGAATCTATTAATGTGGTGGAATGTATACTTACAGAAACATGAAGGACCAACACTTGCAGCATTCATAGAGAATCCAGCGTGGAAGAATGAAACACAAGCAATGCTTGATGATATCAGAGAAGGAAGAGCTAATGTAACAGCAGGACTCAATGACCGTATTGAAGTAATTGAATCCAGTCATAGAGGTGAAGGATTCAAAGAAGCTATTAATTATCATGATGTAATGATATTCCGTAAGATGAATATTGGTACACTTTTATTAGGTGAAGAAGGTGGAAGTGGAGCATATGCACAATCAAAGACACAATTTGATGTATTAAGTATATTCCTTGATGGTATTCATGAAGATATAGCAGCAGAACTACAAGATAAAGTACATGAACTTGTTCATATGAACTGGAATGTACATGATGTTCCAACAATCAGCTTTGAAACATTTGAAGAAAAAGATTTACTTGGATTATTAACAGCATTAAAACCTATGATTGATGTAATGGCAATTGATCCTAAAGACCAATGGTTTAAACAATTATTAAGTGATGTAATAAGCAAATATTCGGATGTTGATATGAGTGACTTTTTGGAAGAAGATGAAGAGCAGACAGAACAACAAGTGGTACCCGAACAACTCATTGCAGTACCAACTGAAGAGGAACAACTTGAAGAAACGCCAGAGGAACAGGCTGCCACCATAGAAGAAGTAGCTAAAAGTATACCAGTAAGAGAAGGAGAGTAATATAGATGGTAGATGTTGGACCAATAAAGGATCAGATAGATGAAGTATCAAAGCAGCACAAGCTTCCAGCTGAAACTGAGAAGCGTATCAAAACCCTTCTAAATAAAGTGCGAACATTAACTGAGCGACAGGCCAACATTCTTCGATCTATTATTAACGATGCAATACGTGGTATTAGTCGTAATCTAACCAGTGAAGAAATGGTAATATTAGCAACACGAAATATCTTTGAAACAGAAAAGTCACAAGATAAACTTAAACCTTATAAAGATAATATTGGTATCTTATTTTTAGCTGGAATGTCATTTGCACAATTTGACCGTCCAAGTAATGTTGTACAGATAATGAAAGATACAGCAATACAAAGTAGTATGCGATTTGTAAATGAATTAGGTAACCGATATAAGATGGAAGCAAGTGAATTAATGAGGAATGCATCACAAAGGGGAATGCCAGCAACGGATATGCGCCAAATATTAAAAGATTTCTATAATAAGAAAGCCTGGGAAGCAGATAGAATTGTTCGTACAGAAACTATGAGAGCAGCTAACATAGGTGCTTATGCTCAAGCAAGACGTGAAGGAGCAACACACTATGCGATAGATGGCCGTGCTGAATTTTGTGCATTCTGTCGTAACACTTCAAACAAAGGCCCTTATCCTATAGATGACACAGGCCATATCCCACCCCTTCATCCTAACTGTGCTTGTATAGCAATATTTTATAGGGATGAAGAAGAAGCAATTAAAGATCAAGATTACTTAAATAGTCAAATAACTAAGCAACGTACAATACTAGAAAAAGAAGGATTTACAATACCAGAAGATGGAACTGGTAAACAAGTTAATAAGAATAAACCAGAGGAAAGAATACAAAATTAGAGGTGATTGAATGCCTTATCCAAATGAACACGCTGCAAGAATGATGGACCCAGGGGCTTGTGATGAAAAGTCTTATAGACGTAAAAGAGCAGGCGATGGAGTGAGTCTTATTCTATGTAAGCAAGAAGATAAAATGGTAGCACAAGCTTATAGATTTGATAAAGATAAATTCAGTGAAGAGGAGGCAAAGGCTTGGATGGATAAACATGATTTAAAATATATGAAATTCGAACCAGCGTCTAATGTAAAAGCAAAATTATCAATGAAGGCATCCTATGGACAGCCCGAGGTAGATGGTAAAATATGGAGTGCAGGTATGCATCATGTATTTGTTAATGATAAACCAGCGCGAGTATATGTACCAGAAGAAACAATAATGGACACATTTAATTCCATTAAGAATTTGATTGAGGATAATGGAAGGATGCCTATTGGTATTGATCATTTATCCAACAGTGTTCTTGAAGAGAATGAAATCTTAAAAAAGATGAATCTTCTTGATGTTGGAGATGTTAATAAGGTTGGTACCGATGGCTCAAGTATTTTCATCCTTGATGGAGAAATCCACAATCAACAGATCGATGCATTGTACAGTCAAGGTGATATTCCAGCATATAGTATTGTAGGTGCCATGGATGCAAAGCCATGTCCTTCAGGTAAAGCTGATTATGTTGTTAAATCTATTGATGTAGAACGTGTTGACTTTGTACAAGAGGGAGGATGTCAAGTTTGTAAAGTCGGTGTTCAACCAGACGAACTGATCCTCACATCAAAGAAGAATAATATGGAGGAAGAATCTATGGTAGATAAAGTAGATGAAGCAGTTGTTCAAGAACCTGTTGAAGAAGTTAAAGATGATGCAGTTGTTGAAGAGCCTGTGGAAGAAAAAGAAGTAGAGGTTAAAGAAGATGCCGTGCAAGACCCGGAAGTCAAAGAAGAAGTCAAAGAAGAGTCAGAAGAAGAAGAGGTAGTAGTTGAAGAAGAACCAGACGTGGTTGATATACTTAAAAAAGAGATAGCTGACTTGAAAAAAGAACTTCAAGATCTTGGTGGTAAGAAACCTAAAGTTGAAGCAAAAGATGCAGAAAAAGCTGTACGTGAATTGATTCAAGCTGGTAAAGCATTACCAAAAATGAAAGCAGGACTCATAGCAACTTATGAAGCTGATCCTGATGCATTCGAGCAATTAGCTGCATCTATGCCTAAAATGGTAAAGATGGAAACCAAAGCTAAACTCGCAAAAGTTAAGAAAGAAGAAAGAGCAGCTAAAGAAGCTGAACAAGCAGAATCTGCTCAAAAAGCAATGGCCGAAAAGTATTTCGGAGTTAAATTATAGTATTTAGGAGGATATTAAAATGGCAGCAAGAAAAAGTTTTGTATACATGAAAAATTTCCCTGTCGTAACATGCGATGCTTACGAAGGAACAATAACCAGATACACATCTGCAGTAACCCCAACCGGTGGTATCGCAGAAGGAGCAGCAGTTTACAGTGCACCTATTGAAAAAGGTGACTTTGTAAAACTCAAAGACAACACCGAAACAGGTGGAATTATATTAGTAGAAGCATCCGCAGCTGGCGATGAATTATTTATTGGAATGGCTGTATCTGACCCATTTGGTGTAGATAACACAACCGCTTCCAGTGGTACTCCAGCAGCAGCATACAGAAGAAAAGTAGATGTTGCATTATTCGGATTAGGTATTATTGAAGCAACCGTATCCGCAACAGCAGTTGTAGCTCCGGGTGACTATGTTGGATTTGATGCTGACGAAGTAAATGAAGTAGAAACCCAGATCGCATACGCATCTGTAGCTGTCGGAAGTAATGGTGGATTATACGCATTACACTATGCAGCAGTTGGAACAAAAGTAGCAATATTAGTTGGAGGATCTGTATTCGTAGGTAACTAAGCCTAACGAATAACATTTTTATATTAGGAGGTTATTATTATGGTAGAACAAACAATAGACCCAAGACAAGCATTACAGCCAAGATTCCTTGAAGGAGTTATTAATAAGAAATTAGAACAGCAATTAGACTTTTTAGGTATGTTCCCTCGTGTTAGAACTGACGCTTTATCTTTCAGTTACTTTGAAGACACAACCAGTGCTGGAGCAGATATCACAGCAGGTACCATGGGTACACCAAATGATCTATTAGAACTTGGTGAACTCTCAGAGATCGAAGTATCAAGAATCAGCATGGCACACGGTGCAATGAAAAGGTTCGGGTACCAACTTAGATTCTCACAGAGACAACTAAGAGAAATAGCTGTTATTGATGAAATTAACAGAGCTGTTGACAGAGCTGTTTTCGGTATAAGTAAGAAAATGAATGATGATATAGTTGATGTAATTAAAGCTGTATCAAACGATGTAACAGAAGTATCCGGTAGTGCTGTATGGTCTGATGACGCAGCAACTCCAGTAGAAGATTTACTTTCATTCCAAGAAGCTTCTATGATTGAAGGATATCCATACATGTTAAACAACCTTTACTTACACAAAACAAACTACTTCGAAATGTTAAAATACATCCAGGGTGTAGACATTAACTGGGTCAAATCTCCATTCGGTGGAGCTCAAGAAGTCCCTGAAATCAATGGTGTGAAATTACACAACCTCCACTCAACTCAGCTCGCTGAAGGTGGATACATTGGTACAGATGACAGATTCCCAGGTATCACAGTATACGAATATTTAGACCCTAAACATTCCAGTATGGAAGGTGGAATGATTAACGTCAACATGTACGAAGAAGAAAGATTCCCATACAACATAGTTGTAGAAATGTACGCAGAAAGAGGAATCGCAACTAAATTACCTAACAGTATATACTACAAATCAAGTGGTATTTAAATATAGTTTTTGGTACAATTAGGGTAGGGTAACTTACCCTTTTATGTACATCTTTTTAAGTTTATATATTTCATCGAAGTCTACCAGCCCCAGTCACAGAAGGCTGGGGCACATATTTTATTATAGGGTGGTTATATTATGGAAGAATTAGAAGGTTATGAATTAAGATGGAAAACATTAATACAAATGTTAATAGATGCTAGAGAATATAGTTTGAGACAAGATGTAGAGATTCAACATATCATTAATATTATGGCATCAATTGAAAGACAATTCCCAATCACAACTCCGCAAGATGTACCAGAAGGTGAATAGAAAGGAGTATCATTTGTGATATACGTATATTAACAAAAAAATAAGAGGAGAGATAATTATGGCAAACATACCAAGAGGTGCACCGAAAGGTAAGAAAAGTTTTGAAGTATTTGAAGATGTAACAGTAGATGATTTAGTGGTTACAACTGCAAATATTACTAAAATTAATGATGCAGATGCTGATTCATTAAAAATTATGGGAGAATTAACAACTAGAGCAGCAGCAGATAACAGTATGTATGTTCCTGTTGCAGCATCAAGTGGACATGAGAGATTATGGAAAGTAGCTGGTAAAGTAACTTCTAACGATGGTGGATATTTTGATGCATTATACGCTAATGCATCTACAACTACAACTGCTACTGGTGGAGAAATAAGAGCTATAGAAGGTAAAGCAACAGTACTTGCTAATATGGATGCTGGAGCTATAGCAACTGGTGTATACGCTAAAGTAAATGTATCTGGAGCATCTGCTGAAGTAGCAACTGCTATTGGATTAGATGTATTACTAGAAGAAGAATCCAGTGGAACAATTACATCTGGTATTGGTGTAAGAGTACAAGGTGGAGATGGAGCAATTGATTACGCTTTAGATTCAAGTGGAGACTATAGAAAAGCAGCTATTAAAATGCCAGAATTATCAGGTGGAGCAATAACAGCAGCTACAATCGCAGGAGCTGGAGCACCAGCACAAAGTTCAGCTGCTGGAGACACTGGATTTGTAGGATTATACAAAGATACAGCAGATGGAAATGCAATTTCAGCTATATTTAAATACGCTGGATTATACTACCACGTTAAATTAACCGACACTACAGACAGTTAATCTTACTGTCTTAATTTTTTAGGAGGGTAAGAATTATGCCAATAGTAGAAACAAGAAGACAAACACGTATTGTTACAGCCGTAGATGGAGTTGATGTAGCTGTACCGGCTGGATTATCTACTGTATACACAGTTGATAATATACCTATCTCTGATTATGATAGTGCTGTTATATTAGTAACCGCTGGAACAGAAACAGTTAATGCAACATTAGATGCTGTGTTTTATGTTAAAGATAGTAATGGAAATTCATATAGTCATACCGCAATTACACAGATAACAGCTGCTGGAAGTAGTAAAACAGATGTAGCTAAATTATATGGACATACTGGTAAACTAGTAGTAACAATCGCTGGAGATCATGCAGGTGATGGATTTGCAGGTGTCACTGTTGAAATGATATTCAAATCATAGGAGGAATGACTCCTATGAACAAACAATTATTAAGATTAAAACAAAGAAGTAATGGAGATATAATTCAGGTTGCTCAAAGCGACGATGATAATAATTTATATGTAAATATTGATGCTGGTACATTAGATGAATTAACACATGTAACTAATATTGATTCAGTTGATTTAATCACAGAAGTAAATAAGAGTGTATCATATGGAACAGATGACTATGGGAATGAATTAGCATTATTAACAGATACAGATGGACATTTATCAGTTGATACATCTAATCATATACATGATACATTATATTATCAAACAGGATATAACACAATAGAAGCAGGATCAACACCAACTGATGTTATAAGAACTGAAATACCATACGATGCATCATATAAAAATAGAAGAGGTATAATTGGAATAGCAAACTTTTCTGGTACTACAGAATTAAATGTTACATATAATATAGCTATTGATATTGATGGAATAACAACACATGTATTTAGACACGGTATAATCGCCCCATATACACGTAAATATCCAGCTACATCAACAGCATGGAGTAGTGCAGTTGAATATAATAATACAGGTACAGTATATACAGATTATTCAAATTCTATGAGTAATAAACAGGTATATACATTAACATGGAATTTTAATGAAGTTGGAGATGCATTGTATTTTGGTGCACCATTTAAGTTTAATCAGGTTGAATTTTTAACTGAAATAGCAGGTGTATTTGATGCAACTATTACCTGGGAATATTGGGATGGTAATAGTTGGGATCCTTTGACTATATTAAAAAATACAACAGGAACAACTACAGCTAAATCATTTACAGTTGATAATGGTGTTATACATAGTGTTGTATTTATAACAGAACTTGACTGGGTAGCTAATATTCCAGATGGTGTTAATATGGAATCACAATATTGGGTACGTGCCCGTGTTAGTGATTTTAATAGTATAACAATACCACCTGTTATTAAATATGTACGATTTAAAGATGCGGCTTCACCAGCAGGATTACCATATGAAATAGATGATATGTTTGTTAAACCAGATACTATATCATATCTTACAATTGCGCCAAATAAAGATTTACCAGACGATGAAGAATTAGTTTATTGGATAGGAGTTGTTTAATATGCCTGTAGATATAAAACCAATGGTAAAAAGACCAAATAATTCATATGGACATCTACGCGCTGATGATGAGGGTAATTTATTCATACGTGATGGTCGTTGTGATAATCCAGAAATAATATTAACAGAAACTGATATTGTATTTGGTAATAGTGCTCCTCAATATTCTGGTGAAGAGGTTATTATAATAAAACCTTATAGTACTATATATGATAAATATATTATATATGTATCAAATAGTTCAACTGAAACAACTTTAGATTTAAGTGTTCGTAATGCTATTGACATGTTTGATACAACATTATATGGTGAAATATACACAGCAACTATTCCAGCTGCAGTTTATAATTCTTTTAGTGCAACTGCATGGAGTAGTTGTTTTACTAGTATTGGTGGTGTATTATCTGATGAATCTGGTGATTTAAACGACATTGGTCCAACTGATGTTCCATTTACATTTGGTGCAACTAATGATGCTATTTATTTTGGAAATACTTATAAATTTCAACGTATGCGATTATTAGTTGGAACAGCTGGAGTTTATACAGCTACATTTACATGGGAATATTGGAATGGATCATCATGGAGTGAAATTATTGGTTTAACTGATAATACTGCTATAACAACTGGTAAGCCATTTACGAAAACTGGGAATAATTTAATAACATTCCAGGTACCCATGGATTGGGAATTATACGATATACCATCGGATCCTACAGGTCAATATTGGATTAGAGCAAGAGCATCATCATTTACAAGCATGACAACTGGACCAAACATAAGTCAAGGATGGTATAAACCTGTTGGTTCGGCAAATACTTATGCATATATAGTTGAAGGTTTATTTAATGGTGGCGATGTAAAAATAACAGTTTCAAATAATACAGCTTTAAGTGCAACAGGGGGATTTACATCAAAAATAGTAGTAAAAGAATTTTAAAGAGGTTATAAAAATGACATATGCAAGTAGTACAAAATTAGGATATCTTATAGCTTCTGTTGATGACTCCGTTTCTGCTAATCTTAAATCTCAAGCTATAACAACCGCTGATACATGGGTTAATAGTCAAATAGGTACCATATCTGGAACAGTGCCATTATTAATTGAAGAGGCAGCTACTCATTTTGCTTATGCTTTCATATTACGTATCTTATATGATACTGATAGTGAAGAATCTCAAACAATGGTTTGGGAAGAAAAGCTAGCAAGAGAATTATTAGCAGCTTATCAAGCACAAAATCCTGATACACCTGATTATGAAAGTCCATACAGTAGTAGTTTAACACCAACCGAAGAATTCATGGAACGTAATATACGAACTGAATATGATCCAGATGAAGACAATAAAGATAATGTCACCGATGAATGGGACTCTGAATAGGGGGTCTCATTTATGGTAGACGTTAAAATAACAGTTGATGATGAAGGATTAGAAAAAGCATTGTTACAAAAAGCTGGAAAGATTAAGTCAGAAGCTCAGAGTTTATCTAGGGATTTAGTAGATATAGCATTTAAATGGGTTCAAAGAGAAGCACCCCGTAAAACAGGAAGACTTAAAGGTTCTGGTATAGAGAAAGGTTATACTGGACAAGGTGGATGGATATTTGCAAGTAAAGCAAGAGTTCCATATATGGATTTTGTTATTGATGGAACACAACCACATTTAATTATACCTAAATCTAGACAGGCGTTAAGTTGGCCTGGTGCAAGTCATCCAGTTAAAAAGATTAAACATCCAGGAACTAAAAGTAATCCATTTGTCGATAGAGCAGCTGATTCAATGATGGGCGAGTTCGAACGTCGTATAAGTAACTTTGAAAAATGGTTGGAGGAATTATAACATGGGTTTATTAGCATTAGTTAATGCACTTGATACCTTACTAGTGGATGTTAATGACGGTGGTACTCCAACCCATACTCATTATTTTGATCATGTATGGGTAGGTAAACCTGATAAACTTCCAATGGGAGATCGTTGTGTTGCTTTTATAGAGATAGGTATGGAGCCAGATTTCTATTATACATTCTGTCCAACTAATACTCAAAGCGATGTAGATATTTATATTACCATCTTGAGTAAAGGACATGTAGAAACAGCTCATAAACATTTATATACTGTGGTTGACGCAGTTAAAACCGCACTCTATGCAAATGACACAATAACAAGCACTTGTATTGCAAGTACAATTGAGAGCATTGAATATGGAGATGTAGCAAAAAGCAATGTAGAAGCTAAAAATGTAGCAACAGGAGCTAGAATATTATTAAAATGTAGAATGGAGCCAGCAGCATGATAAAGATAAAATTTGTTGGACCTAGCCAAGCATTCACACCGTTTGGTGTCATGGTGCCTGGTGAAGTCAAAGAAATAGATGAAAAACATTATGATATTGCCCGTATATTAAGGGGGCAATTCAAATTAGCAGATAAAAAAGAAGTAGTAAAAAAGAAGGAAGCGGTTGGAAAAAAGAAGGTTGCCCCCGCTGTCCAAAAAGTTAAGGAGGAATAAATATGGCATACTACCAAGGTAAACAAGGATATATTGGTCTTGCTAGACAGGATACAGCTGGGACAGCTGAAACAACCGCCGAAGTATTTATTGGAACAGAATCATGGTCTAGTATTAAAACACAAGCACCAAACTATTACTCTAAAGAATTTAGAGGTGCAGTATTTTCTGAAATAAGTCATGTATACAGAAAACCTAATCAATCTTCAAGTGGAAGTATTGAATTCCCAGCATATGCAGATGCTTTAGGATATGCATTACAAGGAGTATTTGGGTCAGTAGCAACAACTGGAGATGCAGAAGGTTATACTAACACTTTTACAATGGCAGAAACATTACCTATATTTACAGTGTTTAAAGGTGTAGATGATTTAAATGTGGAAAAATTCCATGATATGATGATGAAATCTATGACTTTAACCGCTGAACAGGGTGAAAACTTAATGGTTTCTGTTGAGATGGAAGGTGCAAGTGGAGATATTGCTACAAGTGCTTTAACACCAACATACCAAACAAGAAGGGCATTAAATGCAGCTGATATAAGTGTTTCAATAGGTGGATCTCCAAATTGTGATATTGATAAATTTGAAGTTACAATTGACCGTGGTGTACAAACAAATAAAACATTTTGTACAACTGGATTAGGAGCATGGGAACCTAACTTTATGTATCCAACAACTATATCTGTTGAAGGTTCATTTGATATGTATTTCCAAGACTTCAATCAATATGAATTATTCTTAGGTAAAGATAACAATACAGTATTAACAACCGATACATATTCAGTTGATGATGCAGATACAGCATTAATATTTACAGCGACAGGACCAGAAGTTAAATCGGGTGGAGCAGCAACATTAGATACTTTAACATTAACATTACACAAAATATTATATGATGACTATGATTTACAAGTTACATTTGATGATCGTGTTAAAGCAACTATAGCTTTCAAAGCAATGTTAGATACAGCACAAACACCTGATAAAGTTTGCTCATGCACACTCATTAACGGTATTGACCTCGACGGAGCCTAATTTTTAGGCTTCTTTTTACCTTATTTGATATAGGGGTAACGTGATCAAAATGGTAAACTTTTCATATTTTTCAACATATGATTTTCCTAAACACCCTAAGATAAAGAAGAAACGACGACATCAAAATGAAAGAGATCCCAAAGATAAAGGTGGGGATTATAGAATTAACTATGGTCTTTAGACCATAATATTATGTATAAAAAAAGAATAACTGTGGTGGTTATAATGGTAGATTTAGACTTAGATATATTAAATGAAAAACAATTAACAATTAAATTATTTGGTAGAGATGTAGCATTTAGAAATTTAACAGTAGAAGAACATTTAATGAATGAATTTATAATTCAGGAATTAGATGCAATGCCTATGAGTAATAAAGAAAGTATTATTGAAGGCGCTAAAATGATTCAAGAATATATGTTTAAAACTTTGGAAATAACCAAAGCTGAATCTAAGAAGATAACAGTTGATCAATTCGCTGCATTTAGACAATTTATGGCACGTAAAGATATGTATGATCAGGGATTCTCAGATGAAGATATTGATCGTTTAGAAAGAGAAGCGCTAAAAAAGAAAGCGGCCCAGATTTTAGAATAGGACATCATGGATGCCTCTACATGTTACATAAAATGTCAGAGGTAAGGGGCTGGAGCCATAATGAAATGTTACAGATGTCCAAGTCTACATTCTATCGTTATTATGGTTATTGGTATCAGGATCAATTAGAGGAACATTATAGAATGGAACATGATAAGAAGAAACAAGAACGGGAATCTAAAAAGAATCAACCCCGTCAATGGAAAAGTTTATAAAGGAGGTGAATGAGTGGCAAGCAAACGAATAGATGTTAATATTAATAGTACAAATGCTGGTAGTGGATTTAAATCTGCTGGGTCTGATATAGCCAAATTAAAAAGTGAAGCTGGTAGTGCTGGACAAACAATTGGACAATCTATTGCTAGTGGATCAAGAACAGCATCTTCAAGTTTAAGTAGTCTTGGAGCAACTGCAAATAAAACTTTTGGTACAATTAAAGCCGGAGCATCAGCAGCCAGACAATCCATGGGAGATCTTGGAAATGCTATTAGTGCAGTTGCTGGTGGTATTGGGGCAATGGAAGTTATACAAGCGGCATGGACAGGTTCAACCCAGAAACAATTCAACCAAGCATATCTTCAGACAAAAATGAGTTCACAAGCAGCTAGTGAATATATTAAAAATATTCAGCAAATTGTAGCAGAAGCACCTGGTGACGATACATTTATGAATAATTTATTAACTGGTGCTGTAGCTAAAAATACAAAGATGTCTAATTCCGAATTAAAACAGATGGCATTTATTGCAGCTGATTATATGACTGTTTCTAAATCCATGGGTAAATCTATGGTTGAGACACAGAACGATTTAAAAGAATATCTATTAACTGGTAATACAACTCAGCTAGAAAGAGATTCTATTCTTAAAGGTCAGATGGGCACATTAGAAGGTCAGAAAACTGTTAGCGAACGTATTTTAGCTTTAGATAAAGCTATGCGTAATGAAGGTTATGCTGGTTTATCTCAGTTAGATATTGCAGCTATTAAATGGGAAGAGATTAAAGGTAAAATACAACTGGCTGCAACCACAATTGGTGATAAGGTTTTACCATTTGTTGAGAAAGTATTTGATTGGTTCCTTAAATTAGATGAACAAACTAATGGTTTTTCAACTGTATTAGCAGTTGCAGCTGGCGCAGTGGCATTAATTGGATTGGCCTTAGCACCTGTTGTAGGAGCTACATTAAGTGGTTACTACGCAATGAAAGCATACCGTATGGAAGCTGAGAAAGCAGCATTAGCAAACGCATTAAATAAAGGACCAGGTGCTGGTGGACCTATTGGTACTTCTGGCGGTATAATGCAGAAAATCAGTGATTGGATTGGTACTCTTGGTGGTGTTGGTGCTGGTGCTGGATTAGCAGTAGCTGGTAAAAGTTTAGCTATGAGATTATTAACTGGTTTAGCAATGGGTATTAATACACTTGGAATTGCAGTAGTAGGACCCGCATTAATGGGATTATTTGAAAATGTTACTCCAGATATTGCTGGTAGTGGGAGTTTATTCTCTGGAAATTGGGATTTCAGTGCAGCTTTTAATAAACAATTTGGTCCAGGATCTAAAATAGCTACTGATTTTGGTAATGCATTAAATGCTGGTATACAGGGCTCATTAGCAGATCAATTAAACTTACCAGGCTGGCTTATGGGACATGTTGTGCCAGCATTCAGTGCAGCTGGCGCATATATCCAAGGAGCTTGGGGGAATACAGTTGCATATATGACCGGCGCATGGAGTAACACTGTTAGTTGGGTTACAAATGGTTTATATAATATATTGGGCACTGTATCTTGGGTTGCTGGTTCAATTGGAGGATCATTTAGCGGAGCATGGAATAGAATAGTAGGTGGATATAACTGGATGAGAAGTGTTGTATCAAGATGGATTAGCACTGGTGTTTCAGTTGCTACTGGTGCTATTGATGCTGCTAGAAACGCATGGAATAGTCTTAAAGGTTTTATAATGAACAATCCAATTATTGGTGCGGTTCGTAGTGCTATAGGTTTTGGACCATCTGGAATGGGTGCAGCCCGTGGTCCAGGTATTGGATTATCATATGAAAACTATGGTGGTCATAAAAAGAATGCATGGAACGCTGCTGGAACTGGATTATCTGGTAACTGTGTTGATATGACACTTGGTTTAATGTCTGCTTATGGTGGAAGTATGGTACAAGGTACCTGGAACGGTGGACCACATGTATGGTGGCAATCACCTAGCGGAGCACAATTAGATCCAGCTAGGAAAGCATTAGAAGGCACTTGGGCTCCCCCAGCAAGAGGACCTGGTGGTGGTAACTTTGGAAATATTGTAATCCAAGGAGATGTATATGGATTCGATGATTTCAAACGAAAAGTCGAACAAGCAAACGCAAGCATCGGATATGATGCTGGGATGTTTTAAGGAGGAATAAATTATGACAGATTTATGTAGCATTGGCCCAGTATCTATTACACAGGCGATGCTTTGGGACAACAACAATTTCAGTATCACAAGTGGTAGTAATAAAACTACTACTTATGGTACCACTATTTTCACCAAAGGACAATTCGAATCATCAGAAAGTTTTGAAGTTATATGTACATTTGATGAAGCATTTCAACTTAAAGGACTAGTTGAAATCGGAGAACCAGTATTTATAGATGCATCCACAGACTTAACAGACAATGATTATTTCCAACACAAAGGATGGTATTTATTAACAGATATCGATTTCGAACATTTGAATGCAACTTATATGAAATGTAGTATAGACTGCCAATTTATTAGTTCGTATAGTAACGAATATTTAACTATGGATTACTCAACTGGATATTATGATGGAATTGCTTTAGATTATACATATATACCAACTTCAAATGTTTATCAATTACAAGATGATGGAAGTACAGTTAATAATTTTGATAGTATATATGAATATGAATATCCAAATGGTGGAAATCCAACAACAAGTGCAGCTTCTGATGGTGCAGAAATAGATATACAAGTTGCATCTACTGTAGATGGTCAACTATCAATTGGATGGTTAAAAACAACTGCTAAATATACAGTTCCTTGTACAATCGAAACAGTATTAGATAGAAATAGTTTACCAGGTGCTGGATCTCGAAATGCACAGATGGGATTTGGTATTTCAAAAGAAGTTTTATCACAAACAAGTCAAGCCGCCCTTAAAAATGGTGCAATTGAATGGTTTGAATATGCATGGACTATGAATAGTGCTTCATCTTATGATTATGTTGGGAGTAGTAATTCTGGTGGATGGGTAACTCATTATCCTTGGACATCTGTTGGAACTGCGAATGCAGAGATGGGTCTTAAATTTATATTAGAATTAGATGGAACAATAGAAGTTTTAACTGATTATGATACAACAGGTACATGGACATCTATATATAAAGGACCAAGTCGAATACAGAATTTACATGAAGGTATATATATATATTTATTAGTATATAACAATGATTCAACAGCATTTACAGGAAGTTTTCAGAAACTAGAAATATATAATTCAGATAATATAGCACCAGAATATGTTACCTGTTTACCATATAATGCAACAGTACAAACAGCAGCTACAGGAAATAGAGCCGGTGAAGATGGTAATATACCATATTATACAAATCCAACAACAGAACTCCGATATACTATAGCACAAACTGATATGTATAAAGGTTCAGTAAAATTATTAAGTTCTAATAATGCAGCTACAACTGATAGACAAGTATATAATACAGATGCAATATTAACACCAACAACAACTACATTAAAAAATGCATTTACAAAAATAACATTTGATGCAGATGAAATGATATTGTCTGGATATGATAGTGGTGGATGGCAAGAAATCAATAAATTTGATTATGGTACTGGAAATGCTATAACTTTAATCAAACCATTATTGATAACACATGATAAAGTTGTATTACAGGTAAATGACACAAAAATTGTAATGTTAAGAAGCAGTCCTATGATAAGTTTATATCATCCAAATAAAGCATTATCGTATGTAGTAAAAGATAATTTTTATTATAATGGAGCATTAGATACAAGTATAGCTGGTGGAGATACAATAGCAATGACAGATTTAGATGATGGGTATTATAGTTATACTTATGCAGATGCACCAAATGATACATATAGACTTATATTTGGTAAGAAAGATCCAACAAGTATATTAAGTGATAGTTTACCTGCAGATGATATTACTGGAATAGGATGGAATACGTCAACACAACAAGGAGTAGCTGGAGGTGTTAATACAGCCGCCAAACTAGTTCAACAATGGTGGAAACAAACACACACGGGAGTTTCTTTAAAACAAATTGTATAGGGTGGTTTATATGATAAGAGAATTTGTAAACAATCTGTACGTGCCTAATAATAACTGGCACGTCCAGGACCCTTATTTTTATGTAAGGGTTGATAGTTTTGATAATGCAGATATAATAGAAGAGAATATTATAGAATGGCCAGCAAATGATGTATTAGAATATCCCAGTGGGGCATTTGTTGGTCTAAGTAGAAATGATTCAAGTAGTAGTGTCACATTTACAAGAACTGTAAATTTACCAAAAACTGGGAAATATATGTTTGAAATATTTGGGAAGAAACGCCCACAATGTTCTGGTGATATGACATTAACAGTAGATGGTACTACAGTTTTAACTGAAAATATGAATAATGGATGGGATGATTATGGAACATGGATACAAAGCGATATAGTAGACATAACCGATGATGGATCATGTGTATTAGCTTTAACAGTTCCAAAACATTCGTTTGTAGCTCATTTCCGAATAGTCCCAATAACAAGATATGAAGGTGGTAGAGAATATAATGGATCATCAGAAACAAGATTAGATATATTAAATATAGAATTTACAACTAATGGTGTTAATGAAGTAGATAAAGGAAAAATTACTGTAGCATTTAAAGAAGATTTCTATACAGACGATAATCCATATAGTATATTATGTTTTGATGCATGGGATCCAGTAACAATAGTGATTGGAGAAGATATGCAAAGTGCTATACCCATGTTTGGTGGATATGTATCTGGATGGAGTTTAAATGATGAATGTACAGAATTAACAATTGATATTATAGATTCAATATATAGATTAAGCCGTGTATTTTTATGGAAAAATTTTAGTATAGGATATATTCCAGAAAATACAACAGGACGAATGCCGTTTACACAATTTCCAAATGTAAATGAAATAGCAAGATATATTTGTACAAGTGATTATCCAATAAATTTTGAAGCAATAACAAGAGATTATATATTTTATCATAATTTTGCAACAGAAGATACAGTAACACAATTAACTAATAGTGGGTGGAAAATAGATTGGCAACCTGAATTTGGGAATCCAGCGCCATGTATGAGATTAAGACCAAATCAATTAGGAGAAAGTAGTGTAATATTATATAGTAGTTCAATTGGTGAATGGGATGCAACAGTATATAATTTTTTCAATTTTGATTATTATGTATCTGGAGCTGGAATAATATTTCCACCAAGATTCAATATAGAAATTGACATGTATAAAAATGAACAGACACCTAGTCAATCTATAACATATACTATTCCATTTACTGGACCAAATCCGGATGGATTAGTATTAGATCCTATATTACCAAGATTTGATGGTACATGGAATAGTTTTTTAGTGGATTTAAAAGCACAATTTGATAAAAAAGCACCAAGTACACATTATTATATTTCAGAAATACGTATTGTTGGACAACCAGATCAGCAGCAAATATTAAATAATAAATGTACAAGTATATATATAGATCATATAATTGGATATAGAGATTTTCAATCAGCACCAAGATATGCATCAGCTGATAGTAAAACACCATTACAAGAATTACAGGATCTATGTGATAAAACTAACCAAATTTCATTTATACGACCAGCAATGGCAAGAAAAGATGATCAATTAATAATGATACCAAAACGTTTCTATACATTACCATTAGAAATAAATGAAGGTAGCAATTTAATAGATGTATCTGGATTAACATATAAACCAATTGAATGGGGATTAAAGAACTATACATACCGTACATTTAATTATGATGATAGTAGAAGTGGGTCAATAACAAAACAGGATATGGATTCTATATTATGGTATAATAGATGTATGGATCATGAATTTGTAAGTGATGTTAAAAATGATATGGATGCAGCAGTAGATGCACAATATTTTGTAGATGAACATAAATTTTGGTATCCTGCGTTTGATGTAACTGTATTAGGTACAACATTACTTGAACCAGGACAATACATTAATGTATCTATACCAAGTAAAAGAATAACTGGACCACAAGAAGTACAATCATTAAAATTTAAATTAGATACAGTAAATAGATACTTCACAACAACAGTGAGTTTTAATGCGCCACATAGAAGTTTCATGCAATTTATGAGGATAGCTATGAAAACACAACAAGCACTTAAAAACTTAGGAAATAATGCAGCATATAGAAGCTTTGGTAACCAAGAAGCTGGATTAAATACTTCAAGTGCAGCATTTAGACAGAATTAATGGGGGCCTAAAATGGTAACTAAGAAAGTAAATTTTAGAGGTAGTGCCTTAGCAGACCGCTTAGGCACTCTCAACAATTTTATTTGTAATGATGAAACAAATCTAAAATTTAGTCCAATAACAGATTCGGGTACACAAGAAGGGATATCAGAAAATCGTTTCCGTATATCCGAATCCATTGCTCCAGCATGGAGTAAAATATCAGTTGGATACAAAAAAACAGCTATATATGGAGAACATGATGGTACAATAGAAGTATATGGATTAGATAATCTTGGATTAGAAACATTATTATATCAAACAAAAATAAACTTAACAGAAGCTGGATTACAAAATGTTTCATTTATTGATATGTTAAGATCATCATGTACTGGTGCAGTAACATGTGTAGATAATGAAAATATACTAAATAATCATATGGAAATTCGAATGCCTAAATTAAGAGAAAAGTATGATGATGTTTCTCTCCAGGCAGCATGGTATGATCCGGCGTGGGCTTATCGTAAAGGTGTACCTATAAATTTATCATTAAATTCTAAACACACACAAACAATTTGGACAGATGATACAGGTAAAGACGCTGTAATAACAGTACCATATGCTTATAGACATGAATATTGGTATGAAGTAATATATGTAACTTATGATGCACATATGCAAGCAGATTTTGGAGATTTAAGATTCACTGGATTTGATGGTGTATCACCAATAGAATATTGGATTATAAATAAAACCGATTCATCAAATGCAACAATAATGTTACGTATTCCATGGTATTGGGGTTGGAATGAAAATGAAAGACCACAACTTCACACAAATTATGGAGTAAGTTATGGTATAGGTGAAACTCCAAATATAAATAATTATACTAATATCAACCCTAAATTTATATGGATGTACTATGGAAATTCATCATGTGATAATGGTACTAAAACACCAGTTGACGGTGAAGATGGTATATATTGGTTTGATGATTTCACAACCGATACAAGTAGTGAATGGACAGTTGTGGGAGCAGCAGGGGCAAATAGTACATTTACATGGGATAATTCAAGTAGTCTTGATATGCAAATAAATGCAAATAATACAGAGAATGGATTCTTTGCATATCATGCTTTGCCAGCAGAAATATCTGGGACATATGCAGCATTTGATATTATATGGAAACTTGAAAATATCCCAACAACAGCAGGTAATTATGATGCTGCAGTATGGGTTGGAACAACCGATGATGGAACAACACAACCACGAGATTGTCTAGGATTATGGATAACTCCATCAGATGTATATGCAGTACAATTCAAAGATGGTGCATCAACAACATGGACAGCTGGAAGTTTAAGTTTTAATCATGATGATACAGAACCATTATATATAAGAGCACGTATACATCCTTCACATGAATCAAAAAATTTGGCTGGAATAACTTGGGAAATTAGTAAAGATTGCCGTAAATGGACACAAGTTGTGAATCTAATATATCCAACTGATATATCTGTTATACCATATAGTGAATTAACTCAATTTGGTATGAGGATGAGTGCATGGGCAGCAGCACCAGCATTTAATATGGAATTAGATACAGATTGGATAATGATAACACAAAGTCATAAAGTACCATGTAGATCTGATGAATTTAATGAACATTTTGAATTTAGTGATTGGAACCATCAATGGACTGGAACTAATTATGATGGAGCAAATAATACATATACATTAGATTATAGCAATAGTGAAGTTGATTTTGCAATAACAGGTGGAAGTCAAATATACACTGCTGGAACTGATACAGCTGCAAGAATAGAAATACAAAACTTAGTAAAATATGATTCTATAATTATAGAAACCAGATTAGATACACACACAAGAAGTACAAATGGATCATCTAGAGCAACATTATATACTGGAACAACTGCATCAGAACATTTTAGTATTTTTCATCAATTAAATAATGCAACACAATATAATAATAACATATTATGTATTTCAACAAATGGTGGATCAGATTCAATTAAAACATATCAACAATATGAAAAAGAACCTATAGCAGAAGGACCAATATGGTTACGTATTATATATGATATCCCATCATATCGTATAATAGGACAATACAGCCGTAATGGATATGATTGGTATAATTGTGGAGGAGAATCAATATATTATGATAGTGATATAACAGATATTGGTTTGGTTTTACAAAACGATGGTAGTGGAAATGCAACATGTAGTTTCGATTATTTAAAAGTGACAACTGGACCTTACGCAGCAAATTTCGGAGAAACATTTACAGCAGAACAAGCATATACAGATTATGATGATATAGCACCAGAATCAGCAATATATTATCAATATACTGATGATTTTGAAGATAATGATTTAAGTGGAGCAAGAACATATCCATACCGTGAAATGACATCATTTACAGGAACATTAGCAGTAGAATCAGCCGCGCCAATAACAGGAACATATAGTTTAAAACATACAGGTAATGGATCAGATGTATCAACAAATATTGTTCAATTTGAAGATAAATTAAAAGAATATACGGCCACATTTGACTTTAAACTATCAACACAAGGTGCAGCTGCAAACACACCATATTTAAGATTATGGGTATTAAGAGGAGCAAATGATGGAAATAGTTACACAGCAGTAGATACATATTATGATGGGACTAATCAAAAATTAAGAGTTATAAACTATCATAATAATTCAGGGACTGCAATAGTATCAGCCGTAACATGGTTAGCTGGAGCAAAATTAGGAACAGCAACAACCTATTCATTTACAATAATAGATAATGGGACATCTGTAACAGTTAAAGTAGGATCAACAACATATATAAATAACGCCACATATTCAACTGGTACAAATGTATCAAAGGTTTTACCAGGACAATATAAAGGATTTGGAGCAAACGCAGATTCAGCAGCGAGATGGGATAATATAATAATTAAACCAGGGTACTGGTATGGTGGAATACAATATACAAATCCAGCATTAACCACAGCTGTAACAAAAACAGTTGGGGACTGGCAGACAATATATGATCCACAGAATAGTTATTATTTCAGAATGCCATCTAGCTTTATACGCAATCAACCAATGATACTAGCATGGAAAGAACAAGGACAAACAACAGAATGGCAATACACCAAACCATTCTATCCAAAAACCGGCGGCGTATTTTACGCTGGTCCAAATGGTCTAGATAAATACATAGGAATGAAAACAAAAATAATATTCGAAGGAGACGATGAAGATACTCTAGAAATAACAGATATAACCTATGAATATGAGGTGTAGATAATGGTAAACATGGATAATCAAATAAAACAGAAAGGACAGATGAAAGGTATCGGGGCAAACCCCGGTCTCCTTATTGATTCTTATGAAATGAAAGGAAAAGATGGATACATTGTTTATGATGATGCATTTGATACCCGTGCAGAAATAGGATTCATAGGTGGAGAAGCAGTACGAGCAGATGGACCAGGTAAAAAAATAATAGAAACACCATGGCTATCTGCTGGTACAATACGTGATAATATGGTAATGTTTTTATCATATGAAACAAGTACTGTTGGTGAAGCAACATCTATTGTTTCACAAACACCTATATTAGAAGGTAAAATATATAAAAGAAATCCAAAAACAAAAGAAATAGAAAAAAGTACAGAAATTGGTTATAGATCAAAAGAAACATCACAAAAAAATCCAGGAACACCACAAACACAAACACATATAGATTCATTTGCAACTCGATATTTAAATTTTACACCACAACATGAATATAAAATAGAATTAACTACATCATCACAATTAGAAAATGGCCAATCAATAATTATCGATTACTTATATTTTGAATATATACAAAATATGAGTTTTTTAGAACCTAGAAGTGTTGCATTTTCTGGGTATTCTGCTGATGATTTAGGTGGAATTCCAGCAATACCACAATTAGAAGCAACTGAAGTCGCCATATCATTAAATGCTAATGGTGATGGAAGTATACGAGTTACTCCATATACAGAAGAAACATATATAACAACTTATAATGGATATAATCATATATTTGGAACATTTAATACGGTATATGGTATAACATATTCACCAAAGGGATATAGTGGTTCAATTCTATGGGATACATATGCGGAAGCATCAACTGTACCATCTGGTGGTTATGATATTATAGTAGATGTAAATACAGGATATGGAGCAACAACATTATATGGATATATTTTAGTTGTTGGGCATAAAGCAGTTGATCAAGTATAATGGTGATTATAAATGGTAGAAATAATTAAAATAGATGAATTAAAAGAAAAACAAAATAATGCACAAAAAGTTTGTCCAGATATTGATAAAAATATTATGGAACAAATCATGGTTGATCCAATGTATTGTTTGAACAATGATGATTTTATGTTAACATATGTAGTCAATAATGGAATTAATGCTGCATTATTATGTGAAGCATTGGGAATATATCAGTTATCTATTGAAATAAATGGACAAGAATATAAAATATCATATTGTAAACCACATCCAATGTATGAACATAGTGATGTAATTTTTAATACAGATAAATTCAATAAATATATGGATGGTCCTTTACTTGCAAAAAATAGATTAATAAAAGAAATGGAAAATAATCCATTACCTAAAAATATAGGTAAAAAGGGCATGTCGCCATTATTCCAAAAAGTTTAAAGTTTTTTTGGGCGGGCGGCTGGCAACACATATATAACCACCAACTATAGTTCGTAGAAATGCGAACTATTTTTTTTTATTTAACTTCTATAGAAACTACGACTAAAAAAACCAGACCTATTGTATGTAGAAGGAAGGGTAATAGGGTTCATTCAATCATCTCTCGTAAAGGGGCTGTGGTGGCCCCTTTTAATTTTTATAAAACTATTCTACAGAATATAAGTAAAAGGAGGAAGGAGATATGCCTGCTCAATATGGAAATATGCAAAGTGTTTCAATCTATATAGAGAAAACATATGTTGAAAAAGCTGAAACAATTGCAGCTAAACGTGGTAAGAAAAGAAGCGCTATTATGGCTGACATTCTCAAAGAAGGTCTTACTAATGCAGCATAAAAATACATGGAGATATAAATTTGTTAAATATAATATATACAAACCAATCCGTAATTTCTTATGCCATTACGGTTATAGGGAATGGGAAGATGAGTATTGTATAAATAGTCGAAAGGCATTTATAAAGAAGGTGAAAGAAAATGTGTAGTATTAG